CTAAAGTTCCGCCATGCCGGGGAAGCGTAAAAAGACTCAAGCACGGCAATTTTCGCCACACTTTTCACCCCTTTCCCCCTTGACACTTTAACCCATAGGGGTTATAATGTTAGTGAAAGGAGGGGTTAAAATGAAAACCAACGAAGTGGTTAGAGTTTCCTATTACACCGACGCTAAAACCCGCAGGCGGCTCAAACTACTGGCTGCCAAGACTGACAGATCTGTTACCGAAATTGTCGATGAAGCTGTTAAGGTATATCTGGATGAACACGAACAAGACTAGAACATTTGGAACTTCGCCACTTCTCGGCGGAGTTCCAATTCTTGGCGCTTGATGTCAACCATTTGCGGGTTGTCCGCATAGCGATCAGGTGCTTTGTTCTTCAGGAAAAACGCAATGGCCCCCGTCTCAGGGGGCTTGAATTTTTTCACCGTAACGCGTTCCAAGCGCTCAAACCCATCCGGATCTTTCATCTTGAAAACCAGTTCTTCTTCATAGTAGTAGCCAGTGGCATTTTTGAATAGCGCGTTCTCTACTTCCCGAACCTGAACTTCTCTTCCCTTTTTAAGCACCTCAACTAGTTCAGGATGCTTCTGCTTATAGTTATGCCAAGAGGTTTTCCCCACGCCCAGGTTGGTGTATATTTGCTCTTCCGAAAGGCCCTTCTCTAGCCATGCTTCAATTTCGTCAAACCTTGGACGAACGTGCGTCCAGTATTTTCCACGCGGTTTCTTCGGCATGGGGTTCACCTCCTTGTTTTCATTCTTTGTAAACAGCAGCCCACAGTTTATCCAAACCCTTTAAAGCCAGTTTCCGCATGTCTTTCATAGCTTCACTTCTAACTTTCAAATAGGGGTTTTCAATGGGTGTGCCAGTTCTTGGGTGTGCCACAATAGCCCCGTTTCGTTCTATGTTGTCTTGGGCTTCCAGGTAAGTAAAGAAGCACCCCAGGTACATTTCCACGACGTGCCTGCGGGAAGGGTTTTCGGCCATGAGAATTGCTAGCGCTTCTTCGCGCGTTATTTTTCCCACGGCTTCACCCCCGTAAATAGCTTTAGTGTTTCTTCGTCGAACGCATCCCCACACTTGCTTGCATGAAAGCACTCGCCCCACGTGCAGTCGTCAGGAAGTATGGGGAGTTCGTCCTCAATGCGTTTCACTAAGTCAAAGTCCGGGCCGCCTTCCGTCAAGTCGAACTGTTCAAAGCGCGGGTTGAAGTTGAGGTTCATGCTTCCTCTTGCCAATAGCTTGAACCCGCTTTCGCTTTCAATAGTGGCTATTTTTGCGTGGCTCACTACATAGCGAACCGAGTCTTCACCGAACGTTTCTTTCCACTTCCGGATAAGCCCGGCGTTTTTGCCCAGCGCCCCGTAGTCAACAACAAGGCGCCCGGAAGTTATGCGTTCGTCAAGCCTCAGCCTTTCAAGAACCCGAATTTCGTATTCGGCTACCGTCCATGTCCATACCGACACCTTGGAAGGCCCAACTTCGTTCAGAATGTGAAGAATGGCGTCTATCATTGACCACTGGCCCCGGGTTATGGCGAATATGGCCATTCCCTTGTGAATGGGGCCTATACATTCGGCGGCGTTGGCAAAGGACTCAACCGCCCTCGCGCGTCTTCGGGAAGGTGAATGGCCGTACCAAGCTTTCCACTTTTTTAGGTGTTCTTTCGGGGTTTCCCCAACCGCACCACCTCCCACTTAAAGACCGCCATTGCTGTGACGGGATANATATAGGATCATCTCCTAGTTAGGCTGTCATGAGTTCAATTCGCACCTTGCCCTTGAGTGCTTTATAGTAATTACAGTGTTCTAACAGATTTACCAATTCCTCGTCTACGGTGGGATAGCCAGTTCCGTCCGTCAGGCTTTCGAGTACAAGCCCAATAGTCTCCTGATCGCGGACTAATACGATGCCGTTTTCATCATCGGCGTAGATACATCCATTAAGCTCCTTCCCGTCAAGGTATACCTTGTAGCGCCTGTTCTCTTTAATAGCGCGTTTTACATGCACCTTCAACAGAAACACCTCCTAATCAAAGTGCCACCCGAATAATCCGGGCAATTTCCTCAGCGGTCTTGCCCTCGCGTTTTTTTAGGTGTTCTTTCGGGGTTTCCCCAACCGCACCACCTCCTGCTTGTAGACCGCTGTTGCTGCAGCGGGATATCGACTGGATCACCTCCTGCAACCGCTGTGTACCCCTTCATAATACCACCCCAATTATGTCCGCTATTTCTTGAGCAGTTTTCCCTTCTCGCTTAGCGACAATAGCAACAAGTTCCCGCCAGTCGTACCGCGCTTGGTGCACCCCGTCATGGCACCGCATACATAAGCGGATAAGGTTTTCCCTTATATCGTCCCCGCCTTGGGAACGGTACTTGATATGGTGCATACCCCCATACCCCGGTGCGCCGCACCGTTCGCAATAGGGTGTTTCCTCCCGCATGGCTTTGCTTAACGCCCTATTCTTGATCCGCTTCTCTGGTTTGGGCACCGCCTTGAGAGACAAAGACTCACCCTTTCAAGTTAAATGCGCCACGCCCCCACCCCGGCTAACCATTTGCGCATTTAGTCCCCTCCGGCGCAGCCCGAGCATTCCCAGTCTGCGCCGGCAACCAA